CCGCCACTTTTTCCAGATGTATTTATTTTCTTCCACTAACACGTTACCACCTCCTGGCTTTCCACCCGTTCAAACGGTGTGGTGTCTACGAAAAGATGCTGCAGCTGGCCGCTGTTAATGCTCTCCTCCGCAGACACATAAACATAATCACAGATTATGCGGAATGCGCCCTCCTCTGTGAGTTCTATCACAGTCACATCGTAGGCTCCCGGACGGTTCTTATCCATCGTGAAGGTCTTGATTACCTCCACCGCCGTCACGCGCTCATTCAGCGCATCAAAGAGGAACCCGCCGCTCAAAATCGGTACCTGCGAAATCTGCTGGACAATATCCGGCAGGATGATTCTTGGGAAGGTCACCGTTCCGGCATCTGTAAGACCATCATAACCAAAATCAGACGTGTTAAGGGGAACTACATCAAAGGTTTCCGTCACGCTGATACGGCCGTTCCAGTCCCCGATGCCTGCCACAAGTCCCTGGCCGCTGATGGTCGCCCGTATCTGTGTTTCTGCAATACTTGCCCTGCCGCCTGTCATTTTCAGATACATGGAAAAGGTATTCTCACTGTTTGCCTCCACACTGCTGATTGGGAAAAACAGGGTAAGGATATGCTTTCCTTCATGGCAGATTTGAGTGGGGTAAAAATTCTCCACCTCGTCCCCGTTGATCTTATACAGCACCTCAAGATCAGGATGTGCCTTGTCTGTAAAGCGGTATTCCACGGCTTTCTCCACAGATTCCAGTACCGGCTCCCCAGCTTCATCCTCTGTGGCTTCTTCATACACCGCAGTGCCGGAGATTTTTCTGTCCTCCTCATCCGCTGTAATGTTCAAAAGCACCTCTGCCAAAAACATGGCGCTGGTGGTTTCCTTGGACACAAAGGTAATGGCAAGCACCTCCGTGGGGGAGCTGCCAATCTCATAGGGGGAAACATTCACAAAGTCATACACCACGGTTTTGTTTTCCTCCACCTGGTTTAACAGGCCCGTGATGTTCTTGTCATTTTTACTCTTTGCCTCTGCCAGCTTCGGGTTCTTGCCCACACATTTTAAGGTGTGCTTTCCGTTGATCTTATAAGTGATGCTGGTAATGCAGGATACCTTTGCGGCATCTGCGTGGCCGCCGGAAAAAGTCAGGCAGTCCATTGGGTCAAGCGCCGGATTGCCGATGGTGCTGCTGTCAAACGGTACATACTCCACAATGGAGATTGCGTTTAAGATGTTGGTGATCAGCCGCGCGCGGGTGGTTTTCAGTCCAAACTGCAAAAGCGGGTTCACGCCAAGGTTCATAGTCAGCCCGTCATCCGGGGTAAGTGCATAATATTCCGCTTCCTCCGTGATCTTATTGGTAGAGGAAACAGCCGTATACCTTGTCACAAAATCCGAGTAGCTGCTGTCATAACGTTGGGTCTGTTTGACCTCCCTGGCCGGTGTATTTCCATATGGGAGCAATACCAGCTTTCCCTCCCGGTCGATCTGGCAGACACAGCCCAGCACCTGCGCCACATAATACAAGAGGTCCCGGAACGTCTCGATATCGTTATCCGAATAAATGCCCAGCGTTTCCCTTCCGTTTGGCAGGGCATCAATCTCCGCCTGGGTCTGCGCCATCGCTACTTTACATTCCGTACAGATGGTATGAAGGAAGTTATAGGGCGTACCGCTGGAGGACTCAATGTTCAGCGTTTTATCAAACCGGAGCATATAGTCATAGGCTTTCAGTTCCAGGCATTTGACCGTCCGGTTTGCTTCGCTCACCTCAAACACGCCCATCGGGATGCTCTCAACAGTCCCATCCGCAAGATTTAAATGGAAGAAAAGCCGTATCTCCGCCCCATCCAGGGTGTAGCGGTCGATGCTGGAAAAGAGCGTGATGCCAAGCTCCGCTGCATATACCGCGCCGAGTTCGATTTCACTGCTGCCGCAGGCGGAGCGGGTAATGTATCCGCTACCCTTGACAATATCCTCATTGCCAAACTCATATGTGCTGTGATTGACCGTGACGATCTCTCCGGTCCAGTAATAGCTTCTCGCATTGCTTTCGATTGCCTGTAAAAAGGCATCGGATACCGGATACATGAAATCCCTCCTTCCATCAGAACTCTTTCAGTGTAAAGGATACCGTCCACAGCCCCTTATAGGAAGTATCCTTTTTTAATTTTGCCTGAAAGCCGTCCACATACATTTCTGTTTCCTTTGGTTCCAGCGTTTCTGTGTCAAAATACCGGACTGCCAGCTTATCCCGCTTGGAATAAGCCGTCAGCTTTTTCAGCCACAGAGGAGAAACGGAAAAGCTGACAGAAATGGTAACAACGCCCTGCCGCACGACATCACGCTGCGTGGTTCCCGCCTCCGTTTCCCCTGTGGTATCCGCCTCCACTGCCGACAAATCCAGGTCATAGGAATCGGGCAGAGGGAGGGGCTCCTTGTCAAATATCAGATATTGTAGAAATGCCATTTATCTCCCTCCGCTTCTCAAATTCGTTCTCTGCTGTGCGGTCACGATCACTTCATCCAGCATAGTGCCGCCAAGATACACCGGAATCACGATGTCGCCGCTTTGATTGTTCATGCCGCTGACAGCCTCCCGGATTGCCCCGACAATGCTTGCCGTGCTTTCCGCTGTTCCCACAGCCGCGCCGCCTGCTGCTCCTGCATAATCCACTGCACCCACTTTCGGGTTCAGTACCATATCTGCCGCAACACCGGATACGGCCTTTTCCACAAGCCCCCGGCTCTGCTCGATGCCCTTTGCCAACCCTGCCATAAAGTCGGGCATCCAGGATTCATAATCGGTCAGCGGCCCTTCATCCGGCACGGAAAAGTGCAGGAAGGACTTGATTTTATTTGCTACCCCACTGACCGCATCCGTAACCTTACCAATGCAGCTCTTGATACCGTTCACAATGCCGTTAATGATGTCCGCACCCCAATTGAAAGCCGAGGATGCCAGGTTTTTGATAAAGTTCACCGCGTTATCAAAGCCGCTCTTAATCGTATTGTAAATACCGCTGACGGTGCTTTTAATTCCGTTCCACATGGTGCTGAACGCATTGGACACTGTGGTCTTGATGGTATTCACCACAGAGGTAATCGTGGATTTAATGCTGTTCCACACACTGGTAATCGTGGATTTGATGCCGTTTACCACCGTGGTGATAACCGTTTTGATGGCATTCCACACAGTGGTAAATACCGTCTTTATGGCGTTCAGCACTGTGGTAATGACCGTCTTTATCGTATTCCAAGCCGTGGTAAGAAAGGTTTGGATTGTCGTCACCACGGTTGTGATAAAAGCAGAAATGGCGTTCCATACCGTGGTAATCACCGTCTGGATTGCTGTCAGCACTGTGGTAATCACAGTTTTGATAGTGTTCCAGGCTGTCGTAAGGAAGGTCTGGATTGCCGTTATAACGGTAGTCACAATGGTGCTGATGGCCTTCCATATCGTTGAAAAGAACATCTGGATTGCTGTAAATACCGTAGTGACTGTGGTCTGAATCGCCGTCCATGCCGTGGACAAGAAGGTGGAAATCGCCGTCACCACCGTGGTAAAGATGGTTTTGATCCCTTCCCACAGCCCGGTAAAGAAGGCTGCCAGCCCATTCCAGATGGCAGTTGCCACAGAGACGATGGCTTCCCATGCCGCTGTAAAAAATTCTTTCAGGGTATTCCATACCGCCACTTCCTTGATGTTGTTCCACAGATCAATCCAGAACTGCCGGAAATCTTCATTTGTATTCCAAAGATAAATGAACGCTGCTACCAAAGCAGCAATGGCTGCGATAATCAGTACGATGGGGTTGGCAAGCATCGTGGTATTCAGCGCCGCAAAAGCGGTCTTTACGGTATTGATAACACCCGCCACCTTCGGCACAATCGTCATAATCGTGCCGACTGCGGAGATGACCTTGCCCACCACAATCAGGATTGGGCCAAGTGCCGCCGCTAAAAGAGCCACGGTCACAATCACTTTTTTCGTCCCGTCATCCATGCCGTTAAGCCAGTCCACGAATTTCTGCACCCACTCCACAATCTGTTTGATGGCAGGCATCAGAAGTTCACCGAAGGAAATGGCAAGCCCCTCCAGTGCAGATTTTAAAATGGTCAGCTGCCCCTGCAGGTTGTCAAGCTGTGTATCCGCCATCTGCTGTGCAGCACCTCCGCTGTCTGCAATGGACTGCTGCAGGGCATCCCAGGTATCTCCCGTATTGGCAAGCAGGGCATTGACGGAGGACAGGTCGGTCTTATTGAAAATGTTGCTGATGATGTTGGACTTCTCCGCAGAGGTCATGCCCTCCATACTGGTATTCAAATCACCCAGGATGTCGTTCATGCTACGCATATTGCCCTCGGAGTCATACACATCCACACCGAGGGTCTTCATGCTTGCCGCCGCTTTATCTGTTGGGTTCTGTAAGGACAGGATGATGTTACGAAGATGCGTACCACCCTCTGCACCCTTGATACCATTGTTGGCAAGGATACCAAGTGCGGTGTTCAGTTCCGCCGTGCCGCCCTTAACAGATTTTGCGGTCGCACCAATGGTCAGGATGCCTTCCCCAAGCTGTGCCACGGAGGTGTTGGTGGTAGAAGCAGTCTTTGCCATCTGGTCCACCATCGTTCCCGCTTCGTTCACACCCATGCCAAGGGCAGACATGGCATCCGTTACCATATCCGATGCGGATGCCAGTTCAATATCACCGGCCGCCGCCAGGTTTAGAACGGTCGGCAGGGTATCACACATTTCCTGCGTGTCATATCCGGCAAGAGCCAGATAGTTTAAAGCCTGGGCGCATTCGCTTGCGGAGAAGGCAGTTTCCGCACCCATCTTCTTTGCTAACGCTCCAAGGGTATCCATCGTATTGACGGATTCGCCGTTGACCTCAGACATGGAATCTTTGGTAATTCCCATTGTTGCCTGCACCTGGGACATGGAGGACTCAAAGTTGGCCGCCGTGGTGACCGCCGCCGTGCCAAGGGCTGTAACGCCTGCCGTCACCGGAAGCATTTTCTGTCCGGCACTGGAAATGCTGTCACCGGCCGTTTTCAGCTTTTCCCCCGTGGCGGCAATTTTCTGCATTGCCGTGGCTGACTGGTTGGCCTGTTCCTCCAGCCTTTTCAGGTCATTTTCCGTTTCGATGATCTCCCTTTGCAGGGCGTCATACTGTTCCTGAGAAATCTCCCCCTTGGCAAGGGCAGTGTTGGCCTGTTCCGCTGCGGTCTTTAAGGTTTCCAGCTTACTTTTCGTCTCTGCAACGGCATCACCAAGCAACTTATGCTTCTGCGCCAGCAGTTCCGTATTACCGGGGTCTAATTTCAGAAGTTTTTCCACGTCCTTTAACTGGGCCTGGGTATTCTTGACTTCCTTATTCACGCCCTGCAATGCGGTCTGCAGTTTGGTGGTATCGCCGCCGATTTCTACAGTAATTCCCTTGATTCTGTTTGCCACGGATCAGCACCTCCTTCCTGCACCAGGGCATAAAAATAGCCCGGATTTCTCCGAGCGTTAAAATTTATCGAAATCCTCCTGCGTAGCCAGTGTCGCATATTTGCAGTCATCGTTCCTGCTTTCTGCATACATATCATTGACCATGCCTATTGTGAGTAAATCCAGATCACGGATAGACAGGCCAAGCTGTACACAGCGGAGAAGGAACAGCGGCGTTGTCATTTGGCGGTCTGTGCTGCGAAGTTTTTTTTAGACTGGACATCTGTCTGTGTATTCAGCCCCCAAAGCTGAATCAGCTGCGGCAGCACCTGGTAGATGGAAAAAGTATTGAAACCGTCCAGCCAGTCCTCCGGTGTGTCCGGGATGGACGGATCTGCGTGTTTTGCCATCACATAGGCGATGTTCTCAAACATCTCAAGGGAGAACATATCCAGGCTGGATTCCTCCGGGTTCCCGTCACCGATGCTTTTCTCCAGCACACGCAGGTCTTTGTAAATATCCCGGTGAAACCGCATCCGGTAAATACGGGGGATGGCGGCGGATGCCTTGAATGGCACCTGATTTCCGTCAATCTCGATATTCTGCTTCATGCTCATGGCTTATCCCTCCTTCACAGCCGCAGTTTTAGTGGGTGTACCTGCTTTTGCGGTGTTTGATGCAGACTGTACGGCAGGCTGGTCTTCTTCCGCTTTTGGCAGATAGACCGCACTGTACCAGTCTTTATACACCGTATCCGTGGTATCGTCCCCGGTCTTTGCCTTGACATAGCCGCTCGCCAGCGGCGTGGCGGTCAGGGCAAGGGTTTCTGTCTGCACTTCAATCTCATCCTCATTGGTCTGGGATTCAATGCTCGGACGGCTTGCCGCACAGTTATACAGCACATGACGGATTTTCCTTACGTCACCGTCAAACTCAAAGAGCAGTGCAAAATTGGCGGTTTCTACATTGGCATTCTCCACCAGCACCTTGTTGCCGTCCAGTTCCTCTTTCAGCACATCGGTTCGAAAGCTCTCCGGCACCATCGCCAGTTCCAGGTCACCTTCGTACCCCATGTTGTTGGAAATAGTGTAATAAGCGTAGCCATCCGCATAAAAATTGCTCGGCTCGCCGTTGGCATCCAGCGCCAGAGAAACGGCACCCGGCATGGCAACAGGCACCGCAAAGGTCACTGTGCCATCTTCGCCAACCGTCTGCAGGGCATAATGCACGTTGCAGATGTTGAATTTCACTTTATTTTTCTTAAGGCTCATTTCAAACCCTCCTGTTCGAATTGATATAGGACTTCATACAGCTTTTCGCTGTCGATCCATGTTTCGGACTTTTCATAGAAGATGCCGTATCTGTCCAGCACATCCTCCAACTTCTGCTCCGCCGACAAGTCCTTGGTATCGGTGTACAGTTCCATGCGCACTTCATTAATCTTGTGGTACACTCTCCCGTCCGCAGCGAAATTGTTGCTGCCGGGAAGCAGATAACAGATAAACGGCGGCTCCGGGGCTTCCCCCTCTACAAAATGGTCATAGGCGAATGGGATGCCGGCTTCTTTCAAAATTTCAATTAGCTTATCCATTCCGCAGGCTCCTTTCAATTTCTTCCTCCAGTTGACGGACTCCCTTTTCCTCCGCCGGAGCGATATGGCTCTTTCCGGCTACCCGGCCGCCGCCTCGCTTGGCATGGCCGAACTCCAAAAGGTGTGCCAGCTGATAGCGGTTCTTGGAATACACGGTCAGTTCCAAAGACTGCGAAGTTTCCCGCACATTTTTTACCGCCCAGCTTTTCGCATAGGCTCCCGTGTCTTCCGGTGCGTTTACCTCGATTTCCTTGCGGACGGTTGTCCCGGCTTTCTTCACAGCCTTTTTCATATCATCAGCCGCCAGGTCTGCATATTCCGTCAGCCCCTCCATCACGGCCACTGCCAGCTGGTCAATCCTTACCCGGTCACTGCTCATGGCTACCGCCTCACTTTCTGGCACTTGAACTTGATGGATTTCCGCTTGTAACTCATGTGGTCAATGGCAAGGATGTTATAAAGTTCCTCCTGGAACACAATCCGGTAACCAATCACCTCCACAAGAGATGCCTTTTTACAGTACCGCACGGTAAAGGACAAATCCGAATCGTCCACAGTAATCCCCGCCACAGCGGTTTCCGTACCGCCCTCGCCACTGACCGTGGCATGGCAGCAATAATAATCCGTCCACTGGTTGATGTGGTTGCCGATGTCATCCACCGTCACTTCGTTTTTCTGAAAAATGACCGGAACATTTAAAAGAGCAATATCCATCAGAATCCCTCCCGTCTGCTGCCAAAGAGCAGGGAACGGAGGGTCAGCATCAGTGCGTGGTGGTCTGCCTCCTCACGGTGTTCATAAAGATAAGCCACGGTATACATGACTGCAGCTTTCGCATTCGGTTCCGATTCCAGCGTATCGGGATCATCCGTGCGCATGATATCCATACAAGTTTTCTCCGCACCGGACAGCAGACTGGCAATCAGGGAATCATCGTCCTCATACTCCACCCGGAGATACTGTTTCATTTCCTCTAACGATACAAGCATATCTATCACCACCTCGTTCCGTAAGTTATGGCAGTGCTGTCACTGCAACAACACCGCCAGTTTATCGTTGTTATTCGGATTTCAGTTTCAAAATCTGTACTGCCTCCGGCAGGATCAGCTTGCCGTCCACGCGTTCCTTTGCCACATAGCCGATCATGCCGTTGCCTGCAAACAGCTCACGCAGCTCAGAAAAGGAACGGCTGCCACGGTCACCGATGTTGTAGTAGCTGTAATCGCCAAAGGCGATGGCATCCGTAGGCGCGTAGGCAGAGGTGTGTACGGCATAGCCTAAAATCCTGTCCGGTTCGCCTGCCTGGTAGGACGGCTGCCAGATATAAGCTCCGTTGTTATCCTTCAACTTACGAAGGGCAGAAAGCGTCTGGTCATTCAGGATAAAGGCTGCGCTTTTACGGTAAGGACGCTTGAGGGCATACACCAAGTCCAGCATATCGTCCGATTTGATTGCCGCCGTCAGGGTGCCTGCGATGGTGCCGCCGCCAGCCGCCGCAAACAGGCCAAGCGGCTTGCCCGTGCCGTCACCGTTTAAGAACGCATCCTCCTCGGCGTTACCCAGTGCCTTGCCGAACTGATCCAGGATATAACCTTCCAGATTGAAGGCATTGTCATAGAGCAGTTCCTCCGTCACCTTGATGGCAACATGAAGCTTGTGTGCATCCAAGAGGATCTGGCTGAACGTAGCGTCCCCAAAGGTCAGTGCGCCGCCCTCCTCAATCCAGGCAGCCGCAGGCTTGATGGCTGCAATGTTAATCTTATGCTCTCCACTGGTGGTAATGGTCGTGGCCAGAGAACGCATGATGTTTTCCTCGGACAGGGTATCAATCAGGCGGCGGTCATATTCCTCCGGCACCAAATAACCGCCGTCAGCATCCACGCCCTCCTGCAATACGTTGTCCACCCGCTTGAAATTGGAGCGGAAGGCATCAAGCATGGCCCTACGGTATTCATCCGAAGCACGGCCCGTCTTTTTCTCCGCCTCGTGGCCCGCAGGCTTTGAGGTCAGCGGTGTGTTCACAGGCTTATTTAGCTCCGCCTCCATCTGCTCCTGACGTTCCAGACGGGCGATCTCTTTGCCAAGGTCATTGATCTCCTGCTCCATTCTGGTATAGGCGGCGTCATCCTCAGCGGTCAGGGTGCCTTTCTCAGTGCGATGAGAATCCAGAAATGCCTTTGCCGCATTCCATGCCTTGCTGCGTTTTTCTCTCAGTTCTAAAATAGTCATGATAAAAATCCTCCTTAAATGTGTTGTTTGATTACGTTAAGACGCTCCATGAGCGAATCTACACTGCGTTCCGTGCTTTCCGGCACGGCCGGTTTCTGCTGGATACGGCACTTCTTCGCGATCTTGTCCATCAACGAGTTGGTCACTGCCGCCTTGGAGTACATCATGGAAATCTGCGGCTGCCCGACATCCTCCGTTTCTCCCGGACGTTGCAGGATGCCATCGGCAAAGCCTAACTCCACTGCCTTGTTTGCATTCATCCAGCTTTCCGCATCCATGAGGTGCGACAGCTTGGCACGGCTCATGCCTGTTTTGATCTCATAGGCATTGATGATGGACTCTTTCACCTCGTCCAACATGGAAATGGCTTTCTGCATTTCCGCACTGTCGCCCCAGGCCATCGTTGCCGGATTGTGGATCATCATCATGGAAACAGGCGATACCAGCACCTTCGTTCCTGCCATTGCAATCACGGACGCAGCAGAGGCAGCGATGCCGTCAATCTTCACGGTCACGCTGCCTCTGTATTCCATAAGCATGTTATAGATTTGTGCGGCCGCCACGCAGTCGCCGCCGGGGCTGTTGATCCATACGGTAATGTCACCGCTACCGGATTCCAGCTCCTCCTTAAAAAGCTGTGGGGTGACGTCATCATCAAACCAGCTTTCCTCTGCGATGGTGCCGTTCAGGAACAGCGTCCTCTCCGGTGCCGATTTCCCCGTCTCCTGACTGGTCACCATCCGGGTCTTCCAATTCCAAAACTTCTTCATTGGATTCTTTCTCCTTTCCGCCTGCTGCGAAAATTCCCGCATCCGCAAGCTTTGTCATATTGCCGTTAATCAGGTATAAATCTCCGCCGTCCTCGGCCGGAATGCGGTCCAGGTTTTCCAGTTCCCGGATGTCATTGGCCGACATCCATCCGTTCTGCCTGGCCGTGGCATAGCCGCTCATCCGGCTCTGGTAATCCCCACGCAGCAGGCCGTCCACATTGAACTTGATGAAATAGGAGGTCTTGTCCTCCTGTGGGAGCAGGGAACGGATCATGGACTGCTCCCATCTCACCAGCCAGGGTTCCAGCGTGTATTTCACAAATTCCAGTGACTGCTGCTCAATATTAGAAAAGCTCGACTTTTCCAGGTCACCTACCATATGGGGAGGGACTCGGAAAATCCGGGCGATTTCATTGATCTGAAACTTTCTGGTCTCCAAAAACTGCGCCTGTTCCGGGGAGATGGAGATCGGCGTGTACTTCATGCCTTCCTCTAAAATCGCCACCTTGTTGGCGTTGTGGCTGCCGCCGAAGCCTTTATTCCAGCTTTCCCGGACACGCTCCGGGTCCTTGACAGTTCCCGGATATTCCAGAAGTCCGCCGGGGGTGGCTCCATTGGCAAAAAACTTAGCGCCATACTCCTCACAGGCAATCGCCATACCGATAGCGTTCTTTGCCATCGCAATCGGGGAGTATCCAACCAGCCCGTCAAATCCCAGGCCGGGAATGTGCAGCACATCTGTCGGCTTTAGGATGACTGTGCTGCCTTTCATGGTCGGCGCTTCATCTTTACTGGTCTGGTAGCTGTAATACAGCTGTCCTTTTTCATCCCGGTCTACTGTCATGCGGTTGGGCATCAGGGGATAAAGCGCCACTACCTCGCCCTTGCCGTTGCGGATGATCTGCGAGTAGGCGTTCCCCCAGAGCAACAGATGCGTCATCAGTGTTTCCCGGAACACAAAGGAACTCATCTCCGGGTTTGGCTCATCATGGAGTAAAAAATACAGCGGATGGTCAAGGGCTTTCTCCTTGCCGCCGCTGTCATTGTATTTGTAAAGATGAAGGGGCAGGCCCGCCACCGCTTCCGATAAGATACGGACACAGGAATACACCGCCGTCATCTGCATGGAGGAACGCTCCGTTACCGCCTTGCCAGAGGTGGACCCTCCAAAGAAAAAGCGGTAGGCCCCGCCTGCCGTGCTGTCCGTCACAGGCTTATCCCTTGACCGAAATAAACCGCTTAATATGCCCATACATTCACACTCCCTTCTGAAAAAGGACACAAGAAAAGCACCTATCCGAAAATAGATGCTGACCTTTCTCTATGAAACAATTGTTATTTCTTCTGTTTCTTATACCGTTTGACCAGTTGGTCAAGCAGGATACCATCCTGAAAGCCGCCCCGGTAGTAAATTTCATTTTCCTGTGCCATGTTGCCTGTCATAGCGTCTACGCAGTTGTTCAGGATATTCTGTTGCTCATCATCCAGCAGGGACAGAATCCTGTCATAATCATCAATGACTTTTTCAATCTGCATCCGCTCTTGCGCTGTAACCGGATGCTCCTTTGTATGCCGCCTAAAATACAGCGCCATACGTTCGTTCAAGATAAAGTCAAGAAATTCTGCTTCGGTTTCTTCTCTCATATTCACCGCCTCCTTTGCCTAACAGCATAAAGGAAGTAGGGAAAAACAGCCATACCACGAATCACCAAATTTTTCTGCTACAGACTGGTACAATACAACAAGGCCTCAGATGAACAGGATGCCACGCTCATCATACACAGAGGCACCACTGTCTACCCCACAGCGAATGGCTCTGTCCAGCCCCATGATGGTTGCCACAGCGCCGTCAATCTTCTCCGTGGATTTTTCTTTATCGGCTTTAATGTTCCCGGCCGGGTCGGTACGGATGAAGATGTTATCCATCATCCACCTGAGAACCGGATGCCCGCCGTGGGCGAGTTTCTGTTCCAGTGTCAGCTTCATCAGCTCTTTGGTCGGCGGAGACATATCCTTAAAGCCCTGCCCGAAAGGGACTACCGTAAATCCCATGCCTTCCAGGTTCTGCACCATCTGCACCGCGCCCCAGCGGTCAAAGGCAATCTCCCGGATGTTATATTTTTCTCCGAGCCTTTCAATGAACTTCTCAATGTAGCCGTAATGCACCACATTTCCTTCTGTGGTCTGCAGATACCCCTGCCGCTCCCAAATATCATAGGGTACATGGTCACGGCGGACGCGCAGGTCCAGAGTTTCCTCCGGTATCCAGAAGTAAGGAAGAATGCTGTATTTATCTTCCTCACCCAGTGGAGGGAATACCAGCACAAAGGCTGTGATGTCCGTGGTAGAGGAAAGGTCAAGACCGCCGTAGCAGACGCGCC